CTGAAAGTTTAGCAATTGCATTTGGATGATGTAAAACATAAATCTGATTACCAAATTTATTAGCTTTAGCATAAGCTATACATCCATGTAAGTTAGCAAGAGATAAGGCTTTGGAAGTATTTCCACCAAGACTTGCACCTCCATTCAAAGCACTATATAGTGAATGAACATCTGTGTCTTTCTTTCTTGCCATTGCATCACCTAACTGTTTACCAATCATTGTGAATACATTGTTTTGTTGTTCACGAACAAGTTTATCAGTTAAGATAACCTTTGCTCCTACTTCACTTGCAGTAAGATCAACTGTTGTCATTCCAATTTCTTCTTCGTCAACAATGTCCTGACCATCTGTTAGATCAGATACTGTCATTTGTGCTACCTTGGGAACTGTTACTTGTTTAGCTCCTTTTGGTAAACTAAAGCTCTCTATTAGAGCCATAGCAGGAGCATTGTGCTCCTCGGTATACCTAGCTGCTGCGATAATTATCTTACTCGCATTTTCCAGATTACCTGTTGTCGCTGTCTGTGCCATTACGACTTCCTCCTATTTAAAGGTTTATAAAATTACCCAATACCTGCTGCTCTACGAGCTGCGGCATTAGTGTCAGGATTACGAACCCCTGCGTTATATTGATCCAATAATCTTGCCTCACTGGAACTGGCTTCTGCCGGAGCTGTGCTATTATCGTAGCTCTGTGCAGGAACTTGTTGCTTCTTTAACTTAGCGTTTTCCTCTTTGAGTGCTCTAAGTTCGGCTTGATGCCTAGCTGCAACTTCCATTTCTTGAGGGTCTTTGAACTTAATCAACTGTTCTGGATCAACATTGTACTGCTTTCCATAATGCAAGGAAGCCTTGTACTGACCTTCTATAAACTCTTTTTCTTGCGAAAACTTTTGCTGTTGCTGTATTGTCTGGTTTTGCTGATGATAATACTGAGTAGCCATTGCTTGTGCCTGATCCGCACCATATCCTTGCTGTGTTAACTGATCTCTGTATTGTTCAGCTTGTATCCTGACTTGTTCAGTTTGCCTTTCCCCTTCTAGTTGAGCAATCCTGGTTTGTTGTTCCTGTAATTGCTTTTCTAAATTGTTTTCCGGCTCTGCTGTCGCAGGATATGTGCCTAAATCAGTTTCTCCCGCAGGTGTTTCTGTTGTCGCAGTAGTAGGTTCTGCTGCAACCTCAGTTCCTTCAGTAGAAGTCTCTTCAGATGGCACTTCAACCGGTGCCTGAGCAGGAGCTTCTGTTGGAGCTTCTGTTGTAGGCGTAGTATCTGTAACCAAATTTAACTCTGGCTGATTATCGCTGGTATTATTTTCATTTACCATATTTTCTCCTATATATAAAATATAACTTTGTTAATAAATTGTCAATCTATAATAAACCGCTCTAGTTCTCTTTGAGCCAAATCTTCTCTTCCCATAGAAATATAAAATTGCCTTCTTAAATTTAAACTAAGCATTATATCTCTGTACATTTTTGGTCTTGCCGCTCTTATTCTTCGCAGTACCAATCTTGACATAGGTACTAGCTTTCTGTTCCTGTAAATAGCTTTTTGTTGTTCCGTGGTTAATGTAGCTATCAGTTTATTAAAAGCTGGTTCAAATGTTCCAGCTTTTTCATAGCCATCTTCATCTCTTATTTCATCAAATATCTTATAATATTTTGCTAATGCAACCAAATTAGGATTCGGGTCTTCTTCATCTCTTTCATTAAATTCTACATCCAGACCTGCTTTACGCTTCAAAGTTCTCATCGCTATTTCTTCCTCTTCGTATTGATACATAAAATTTCTATTCCCTTCTCTGTTGAACGGAAAATTCCTTCTGTCCTGTGCAAATATAAGTGTCTGGTTATAAAAATCTTTTTCTATTTCATCTAATTCATTAAAATACATTGACATCGGATTTGTTTTTCTTTCTTTTTGCTGTTCTTCCAGAGGCTTTAATCTTTCTTTCATAAATTCTTTTAACATAGCTTTTTCAAATGGCTCTAAAGTGTCAAAATCTTTTTCTAATATATCCCATGATGCTTCTCTAAGTATTTGACCTATGCCCATAGGCATTGTTCTTAATCCAAAAAATTCCCCGCCTGCTCTTTGTGATCTACCTTGTAGGTCATCCCAGGACCATGGTTCAGCAGAAGTACTTTCAAAAAAAGATTGCAGCCATATAGGTGTCATGTTTTCAACTCCCCATTTTGGAAGGGTATTTGCCATCGTAGATGCAGTTGGGATTCCGCCTCGTCTCCATGCAGGTTCTCCCATAAAGTTGTGACCTTCAATTATTTCTATCCCTGTTTTAGGGGCTAATGCCATCTGTCCTTGTAGCCACCTTAAAGTAGGATTGTCGCTTTTCGCCAAAAAATCTTCCCATGGTTCTACTTCTTCCCCTTCTGCTTCTTTACCTATATAAGAAACAGCTCTTGAAATTATTTGAAAATCACTTCTGAACTTTGAGCCTATCCCCATTCTTTGCCCATCAACATTTATAGTCAGGAAATCACCTGATGTCGGGTCAAACATATTTTCTATTTTTTGTTCTAACTCCTCTTCCGTGTCGCCGTTTTGTGATGAGAGTAAAATTTGTATCCCAACGCTAGCCATTGCTACTCCCCCCACCAAACTGATTAAAGATTTTCTTGCTAAGTCTCCTGCTAATCCTCCCTGCAATGCTTGTACATATAAACTGGCTACTGCTCTCCTGTATCTTGGAGCTAACATCCACGCAGCTTCTATTGCTCTTTGCCTGGGGGATATACCTTTTTGTGCTGAGTTACTTAAACCTCTCATGTTGTTAACATAGTTTTCCAGTATCCTTCTGTTTGCTCTGGTGTCAGCACCGGCAATTAACGGATCAAGTGCTTTCATCATTTCTACTCCTGCAAAATCCTGTGCTGCTATAAAAGCATCTTGAAAATATGACAAGCCCCGTTTAACAGGTTTCAAAGGAGCTTTCTTGATGATAGGAATTTTTGCATCAAATATTCCTCCTTGTTGTAATGCTTCAAAAAGCTCACTGTTATCAGATGTCTGGAGTCCTGTATATTTATCTAATACAGCTCTGTTTTTCTTCATAAAGTTTGCTTTCCATTGTACTACTGCATCCTTGCTTCCCATTGACCGAATAAGCGTTCTTCCAAACGTGTAATAAGTTTTACCAGCTATAAACGGATGTGTCATTGGCAAAGCTATTAACTGAATTGCAATTATGCTGGCGTCACCTGCTAATGCAAACAGTCTTTGCACCGAATTAAGTTTATTTATTTTACTTAATTTAGAACCAATGTTAAATTTTTCATTCATTTTTGTCCATTCTTTTTTAAACTGCTCAACCCCTTCACTAACTTTAGGGTCTAGTATTTCATCTTGTCTCAATGCCTTGCCTCTTAATCCTGGTGTGTCAAAGAAATCAAACTCCCATGGGCTTTTACTTGCTGCTCTTTGTGCATCGTCTATAATTTTTTGAGCGTCAGCTTGTTTAAGTTCCATTTTCCTGGTGTAACTACTTAACGATGTTGTCAATTCAGAAATCTCATCTACACTTAAATGGCTTTTTAAATCCGGGCTGTAATAAGTGTCAATTTTACTAGAAATAATATCCTGTGTTTTCCTGCTTATATCCAAAGGAGTGAATTGTTCTGCTGCCCCTATAAAATCATCTTTAATTAATGCACTGCCTTCTATTTCTTTTCCGTAAGTTTTCCCAAGCCAATCATAAGTTTCATCCAGTTCCTTTTTTGTTATTGAATCCCATCCCATGTTTCCTGCTTTTTCTTGCAATTGCCTTATCTTTAATGTTTTTAAGGGGGCACTTGCATAGTTTGTAACACGCATTATCTGGGCTATTCTTGTCATCAATGCAAAACTTTTCCAATTCCCGTAATTTAATTCTTCTTTTACAAACGGGTCAAGCCTGCCTAGTATTTTTTCTAATCCAGACGGAGATCCTTTTGTTACTTCTGGGTTGAAAACATCATCTTTTATTTCCTGTAATTTTTTTAATACCTGTTTGCCCCCGGAAATTTCATTTAACTGGTATAAATCTTTTTTGCTCAGTCTTAATATATCTCCTACTGTAGTTATGTTTTTATTTATTTTTTTACTTAGTATGGTTGTTATTTTTGACAAACGGGAAAACCCTAGCACTGCTTCATGTGCATTAGGATGACCTGCCTTTCCCAGTTGGTATGCAATTTCTTCTGTATTGTTTGTTAGCCTTACCCCGTTAAATTCTTCTGCTAATCTGGGTCCAATCCAGTCTAGCAATTCCTGGTCAAATGCTTTTTTCAGTCTTGATCTGGCATTTACTGATAACGCATGATCTGATGACAAATATCTCCATCCTGATCTTTCAGCATCTCTGACTGTTTCCCACGATCTTTGTTTTTGTGATGATATTCTGTTTCCTAACTGATACAGTTTTCCCCCGCTACCCATAATAGCTTTGCCTTCTATTTGCCCTGTGTTATCAAACTTGACAAAAACTTTTCTTCCTGAATAAGACCATGCTTTTTTTATTTCTTCTCTTGCTGTCTCGTCTAAGCTGTCTGAATTTTTTATCAGGTCATCTATTGATTTGTCATCTAACAATGTGCCTGGGGCATCCACATCATCCGGGTCTAAATTAGTTTTTCTATATTTTACTCCGGCGTCAATCATTCTTTTCTCTGTAGCATTTTCTATTTGCTGTGCACGTCTTAACCATTCTTTTTGATCGTTTGTTAAAAAGTCATCCCATATTCCCCATTCATTTTTTATGGGATTTACTTCATCTCTGATTCTTGTAAGGGATATTCCTTTGTCTGTTCCAATTATTTGTTTATACAGTTCAGGTCTTTTTTTCTTTAACGCCAGTAACTCCGGGGAGTCTTTTGCAAATCTTCCTTCTACAAAAAACGACAACATTTCACTGGTTTCATTTTCTTCTGCTTTCCCAAATATTTTTTTTACAGTTCCGTTTTCGTATAAGTAATCTTCCATTCTGACTATTGCCATATCAGCAGAATGTTCACTATACACTCTCATTACCTGAGCTCGTTCAGGTACAGATTTTGCTACTACTGCCGGATCAACATATTTAATGAACCCCCTAAATGCTCTTGGGATTGTATTTAGCAAATCAAATTTTTCAGCAAGTTTTGGCATTTTTAATTTTCTGGCAATTTTTACATACCATGTGTTGTTAAACTGGTCCTGTACAGAGCCAAGTTCTCTTTCAATACTTCTTAAACTAGATTGATCTGCAGCTTGATTTATATTAAATTTCTTTGTTTTTTTTGTTATTTCTGCCAGTGAATCTCCTGTAGTTAAACCTACTCTTTTCCCGGCTCTTGTAATAACTTTGTATCCACCAATCGCCCCTGCTAATCCTCCTATAACTGCTCCTGGAGTTCCCCCTATTTCTTCTCCTATTTTTTGCCCTCCTGATACTGTTCCAACCAAAGCAACTTCACTTCCAATCCTGGCAGCAACTTTCCCTGCCATGCCCCCTCTCGGTGCATCTAGTACCGGGGTTGAAAAAGCCTGTCCTAACTTCCTTCCTATTTGTACTCCTTTTGGACTTAGTGCAGCCCTTGCTGCACTTCTTGCTGCAATAGTTTGTGCTGCTACTGGTCCTGCCGTTCCCCCTGTAAATGTTGTAGCTGCAACTGATCCAATTGTTATAGGGTCGGTAAGCCAATAAGCTGCCCATTTAGCTGCGGGGTCTAATGCAGTTCCCGGCATAAGTTTTGCTGCTCTTTCTTCTGAAACTAATGGTTCTATGAACCATTTTGCCCCTGTTTTAAGTGCTGTGCCAAAACCCATAGGTTGTTTGTTGTCTCTTTTAATAGGCAGTTCTGACTCTGGTCTCGGTGGACCTGGGACAAATGAACTTTTTGTAGCTTGTGGGTCTGCCATTTAAAAACCTTTAATAATAAATTTGCCTTGTTCTTGGTGCAAATGCCTGAGTTCTTTGTGAGCCGTAATACGATCTTTCTGAAGGGGTTAATTGTGTATATCTCTGGCTTAAAGGATCACTCCCTGGAATCATCTGTCCTGTTGTTGGGTCAATATCGCCTCTTAAATATTCTGTAAACGGCATTGTTGGCATATCACCAGCCCTTGCTATTTCTCCCAATCTGCCTAAGTATCCTTCGTATACATCCTGAAAACTTTGTTGATAAAATCTTCTTTTTGAAGGGGTTTGCCCTCTCATAGCCCCGCCTACCTCAGTAGCTTCTCTGCCTGTAATTCCTTCTCTGGTAAATGCTTCTGCTGTAGGAGAACTTAAATATGCAATTTGTGGATTGTCTGTTAAAAACTGTTCTCCGAAACTTCCATATATATTGGTGGGGTCATACCCAAAAGGTAAAAAATCTGCAAATGGATTTGTAGGTCTTGTTCTTTCTCTACGCAACCGATTTTGCAAAGGTGTTCCGTAAGAATATCTGCCTGTGTCCTCTAAGTCTTTTTTTGAAAATCCTTCTCTTATATTCATTACATTGGACCTCCCATCATTTCTATTATTGCATCTAACTCAGCTTCTGCATCGGCTTTAGCTTTAGCTCTAGCTGCCGCAAGGTTACTTGATGCTGTATTAATAGGTGGAGCTATTCCTGGGAAAGGTTGTGCTACGGGGTCGTATGTTCCCGGAGTTCTGATATCATAAGGACTTCTTGTATCAATTATTCTTTTCCCTCCATCTGGGGTGTCTATAACCTGCTGAAACTCTCCTAATCTGGAATATCCGGGTCCTGTTTGTGTTAGCCCTTCTCTTTGTTCAGCTAAATAATCCTGATATGCCTGCGGGTCCATGCCGTATGTAGTAGGGTCAATAAATCCTCCTCCTTGTGGTACTGCTCCTTCCGGGGTTGGAGGGGTAGGGGTAAAACTAGCTAACTGTCTACCATTTCGAGCTGCTGTTTCAGGACTGGGAAGATTCATACCTGATAATGCTAAACTTGCAGGTCCTCCTGCTTTATCTGTTAATGATGTTTTTAATTCGTTTAAATTAGCTGTGGTATCTGTTGATGCTGCTGCTATCATGCTTGCTTCATCTGGACCCTGTCCTCCTACATCTGTGGGTTGAAAACTTTTTGTTGCTTTAAATTCTTCTACCTGCGTTACGCTTGACCCTGTATTATCTCCTAGCGTTTTATCGACAGCGTTTTTAGTAACGCTCTCGTTTTGGGCTTTTATATCCGGGCTATTGTCAAAAGTGTTTGAATAAAACCCTGCCTGATGAAGAGACTGTGGGTCTGTTATCCTTGCAGCATTATATTTATCCCAATATCTTTGATCTATAGAATCTCTTAACCATTTAGGTTTTCCAAAACCTGCTATTGACATCCTTGTTCTTAATTCAAGTTCAGGGTTTGAAACAAATCCGTCATACAAATCAGCCATACTACCTGACGTTAATAGTAATGAGTTCGGGTCTTTCAAAGCTAATTCTTTAACTTCTTCTAATTTTTGCAAAGCACCTGCAATCTGTGCTTTTAGTACTTCTGGTTTTTGAGATATGAATTTAGCAAACGCCTTTGGATCGTCAGCCGCACCAAACATTCCTGCCAAATCAGCACTGCCAAACATTTCTGGCATAGCTGTTCCCACCAAAGTAAAAGCATCTGCCAAGTTATTTAATATCCCTCCGTAAGTAGCTCTTGCGAAAGGGCTTGTTCCTCCTGGTAGTAATGAAGGGAGTCCTTGTGCTACTTCGCCTGGAGTTACTCCGTATTCAAGTGCACGATCCCCTGTTATTCCCGGTAATTCAGTTACAAGGCTTGAAGGTTCAAAACGTGTTGCTCCTTGTGTTTGTTCTTTTATTTCTTTTTTTGCCTGTTCAGTATCAGCTGCAGGGGCTGTTGGTTGTACGCCAGCTTTCGTTATTTCAGCACCTTTTGTTTCCGTTTCTTTGAGTTTTGGAGTTATGTTTTTTTTCTCATACTCTTTTGCGTCATCGTCTCCTTGCTCAAATTCTTTTCTGATTATGTCTTTATTTTCCTCAGTTGGATTCATCCACCCTAGTATCCCTTCTTTATCCCATACCCACCCTTGGGCTATTCTTTTTTTGTATTCAGATTGTGTAACTCCTGTGCCTTGCCAGTTTTTATTACTGCCCGGAACATAATTTTTTAAATTTCTAGCTATTCTGTCTCTTTCTTTTTGTGCAGCTTCTGCTGCTGCTAACCTGTCACTAAATGTTCCAACAGATGTTTCTGTTAATGTAGTGTCTTCTGAAACAGAGCCGGGGATAAATAATTTTCCGCTCAATGATTCGTCTATTGCCCCTGCATCAGGACCGAACATCCCGTATCTGGCTTTGTGTTTATCTAAGTGGTCTACTAATACAAGAGTATAAGCATCTTCGTAACTAATTTTCCCGTCAAGAAAATCTCTTTCTGCTTTGTTAACAACAGTTCCGTTTGGTAATTCAATTGTTTCGTCAGAAGTAGGTACAACGTCATAAATAGGACCTAAATTGTCAGGGTCTACATAATTCCCAATTTTTTTATCCCATAATAATTTATAATCTTTTCTTTGCCCTGTAACAGGGTCAGTACCCTGAACATACTTAATTGGGGCAGGGGAATGTACCCTTTTATTTTTCCAGTCGCTACCCCAACGCACCCAAAAATCTTTACTAAAAAACCCTTTAAGTGCAGATGTTTTTTGCAATTCTTCGTAAGTATATTCTTTATTTCTAAGTACTTCGCTATCCCATATAGGCTCGGTTCTTGCGTCTGCCCCGGACACCAATTGTAACTGTGTGTATATATCATCAACTAATGCTGTGGCTGCCCATTTAGCGTCTGTTGAGGTTTCGTATAAATCCTGATCTACATATAGTGCAGTCATTCTTTTACTTACTTCTTCTCTTGACAGTCCTGTTAATAGCAATCTTAATGCTGCATCTCTCTCGCTACCAATTTCAGAAGTAAATTGTTCTTTCGCTAAAATATCTGCTATTCTGCTTTCTGTTGTCATATTATATTCCTCCTTCAGGTCCTAAACCTTCTCTGGCTAATCTTTCTTCTTCTGTCTGTGCTCCTGGTCTTGGAGTCCCCGGAGGAACGAAAGCTCCTGCCTGCGGGGTAGGTGTTGGCGGAGGTGCTCCTGTCATGGCATTAGGTCTTACCTGTGGCGGTACTCCTGTTGTGCCAATTCCTGCTCCTCCTCCTCCTAATGTTGCCTGTTGTTGTGCCTGTTCAGCCTGTTGCAATGCCATTTCTGCCTGTTGTCTTGCCAGTGTTCTCTGGTTCATTAAGTGCATTAATTCCCCGTAGTAAAATTGTGCAAGATCTTGTCTGCCTCTTTCTTCTGCTGCTTTGAGCAGTGTCCAGAGTGCTGCTTCAGGTAATGATCTTTCAGCCATTTGTTCATTTATAGCATCCTCAATATTGTCGGTATCCTGTAATCCAAGGATTTTATCTCTTATAATTATATCAGGAAGTAAAGGACTTTGACCTTCTCTTGCTATCTGAGCCATGCTCATCTTCGTCATGTCATCCTGTGGAAGTTGTCCTACAAATGTTATTTCCATATCTCCAGCATCTTTAATTGATGATGGTGTAATTTCTTCTTTAAAATAAGTTCTGTTCATATCTCTTCCAGACAATTCCAAAACATCAAAAGACTCTGTAAGAT